CGACAATTGCGCCATCGCCGCTGTTGCGGAGATAGCAAAACCAATTGTTTCCGGCTGTAGCCGCAACTGGCAGGGTCAGCACCCCAGCTCCCGTTGATGTCCAGTTGAGCATCTTGGCTCGATCAGTCACCCCGGCTGAGTAGTTAGAGGAAAATCCGGTGATTGGCACAGACTGAGAAAGCAGGGCGCCGACAGCAACAATGCCAGTCCCAGCCAAGGCTGAGGCATTAGCGTTTGACGTTGTAGCGCCATATTGCAAAGTTTCCCAGCTGCCATCCTCTGAGGTGTTGTCGGTCAGGTAGATTTGCCACAGCGTTCCTGAAGCAATGTTGACAACCTGAACGCCAGTTGCGCTTTTGACTACAAAAATGTCTGCGCTTTTATTGTTAAAAAGAATAGTTTCTCCGGTGCCGGCCTTTTGTGCATCCGGCAAGAAGATGCTGAAGCTTCCTGATGAATCAACTACGTCGATGATTCTGGTCGCAAGATTCTCGCTGGTTGAGGTTTCCTCTGGCCAGCTAAGCGTCACATCAGCATCGAGCGTGAGAGCGCTATAACTGATTTCGGATGGGTAGATATTGGCGCCACCGAAGACGCTTGTGTATGTGGTCATGCTTCACTCCTGTTGGCTGAGCGATCCATGATTCGCTTCAGGTCTTCGCCATTCAATGCTTGCGCCGCTCGGTCGTACATAGCCTGCCAGAGCTGCACACGCTCGTCGTTTTTGAGGAACGGCGTTGCCTCAATGAGCGAGGAGTAAAGCAGGAGGTCTGGGGCATACTCTGTCAGCCAGTTGGTCTGGAATTCTTCGCCAAGAAATCTGGGTTGCTCGTAGAACAGAATCTCAACCGTCTGAGCTGTTGAGGGAGTCGGGGCAATAATCCAGTGCTGATAATCATAGTCGGCGTAATAGGCCGGAATTCCAGTATCCGCCTCATCTGGCCAGTACGAGCGAATGTACTCATAGGAGCGGGCAAAAAGCGGGTTTGCGACAGTCGTCATAGAAACGGTATCGCGCCAGCGGTCGGGCTTCATGTAGACAGCTACGCCGGGCACCAGAGGAGTGGTAACTGCCTTAATGAAACCCTCAATTTTCAGCTCGCGAGCAATGCGCCGCTCGGCTAGAGTGATGAGCCGAGGCAACTGCTCGTAGACGATTTCATCGCTCTCAAGCGTGAAGCCGCGCTCCAGATAGCGTCGGAGGTCTACTAGCAGACTGTCATAGGTCATTGTGTAGCTCATCGGAACCCCTTAAGTTTGGCCGCTGCTACAGCATGCACCTGAAAAATTTGACTAAATTATGGGCGCAAAGGCAGCGCCCATCAATCATTCCTTGCGGAAAATCTCGATGGCCGAGATGACAGCGCCGACAGCCAGACCAATCTGCTGCATGGCCTCAGGGTTAACGCCAACGCCCAGCGTGCCCGCCATGACGGCGGCGCCGCGCCAAGTAGAGGGTTCCTTCGCACGATCTAGGAAAAACTTGAGATTCATGGTGCCCCCTACGGTAGGTTAATGAGGTTTTCGGCAATGCGTCGAGCCCAGCCTTTGCCATACTTGTCAAAGACCTTTAGATCAGTCATGAATTTTAGGCGCTGCCCGTTGAACACTGCGGCGAGCTTGTACTGATCCATCGCTCTAACCGCCGCCAACGTCCCCTGACCGATAATCCCGTCGTCTTTAACCCCAACAGCCCGCTGGAGCCATTTCGCAGCCTGACCAACACCGGAGTTAACTGCGCCATCAAACACAGCAAACCGCACTTGCTTAGGGAGGTCGTCAGCGTGCAACTTGTCCCAATAGTCCCGGCGGTAAATTTGATGTGCTCGGTCTAGCGTCAGGTTCTTGATGTCTTCCATTGGATACGAGTTAGCAGCGACGCCGTACTTAGTGCCCAGCATTTCACCGGCACCCACTTTTCCACCAGTCCAGTTGCCGGGGTCGTTACGGTCGTCGCTGTAACCGCCCTCGTGCCCGATAAGTACCTTGAAAGATTCTTCAAACGTCATTTGTCCACCTTGGAGTCTAATTTGTCAAAGATACGAACCAGCATCTCTTTCACTTCGCGAATGTCTACACGGTAATCTTCACGGGAAACGTAAGTGCGAGGGATTTCTTCGCGGAGCTTAGAAAGGTCTGCACGAAGCACGATACTAGCCTCCCACACGGAGCGGCCAAACCACCCAATAATCGTCATCACAACGCCAAGGATGATGTTAAAAAGTGTTTGGTAGTCCACTATTCTTTCCTACTTTTATCGTCTGTGCGTTGGTCAGTGGCAATCTTGATGCCGGTAATCAACCCAATGAATCCCCCCACGATGGTCTGGAACGCAGGGAGTACGGCTTCAAAAATCTTGTTGTTGTCCACTTTCTCGTCAAACAACCCAACCATCATGCCGCTAACCATCGAAACGAGAATTAAGGACAACGTGACCGTAGCAATGAGAGTGACCCAGACCGACAATTTCTCATTGGCATTCATGACCTACGCCCAAGGCAAGCCTTCGGAAGTCGTCGGAGCTTTACGCCGGTCGATTTCCACTTTCATGGCATCCATCACTTCCGCAACACGCTCGTCGCCAAGCGCTTCCAAAACCCACTTGCTGACCTCTTCTTCGGTCAGGCTTTCAAACGGAATGAAGTCTTCCTTGGTGCTGTCTGGAGCAAAGCCGACATGACCGAATGCAGTGGCTTGGAACCCCTCGTCATCCGCAAAGGCACGCCAGTGGGCCACAAGGACGCCACCAGTGTTGATGTCGCGAGTCAGTCGTTCGATTTTCCAAAAAGTATTCATGGTGCTCATTTTTAATCCCCTATTTAGTTAGCCATCATAGTGATCTAGTTATCCCCAACCCGTGTTCGCAGGGCCAAACACAGTTGCGCTTTGGGAATCCATCTGCTGTAGTTGAAAATACAACACGTTGGGGGCAGTTGCCGTGCCTGCTGACGCTAAATTTGCGCTCAAAGTGTAAGAGGGGATAATTGTCCCCGCCGTCGTAATCTTCATCACGCCTCTAAGTGTGATGGTGTATACCCCAGAGACTGTCGTACTAGCAGCGGTTAAAATATTATTGGCGTTGATATTTACCGCATTAAACGAAAAATTAGACGAAGCGCCGCCTTCTATGATCGAGCTTATTGACATGCCGCTAAATGTCCCTACCGCAGTGCCGCCGCCCAAGAGGTTTAATCTCGCCGCTGCGCTAGTTGTAGACACCGTTCCACGGGTAAACGTACAAGCCAAATTCAAAAAATAAGTTCCGATAGGCAACGTGATTCTATCGTTTGCTGTCGGCAAAAGAAGCTGAGACGTTGCTTCTGACCCTATGGTCAAACTCGTACCAACGCCAGAGGTGTAGTTCGTAATCGGTATCGTGCCACGCTTGAAATTGGCGTTGGGGGTGGCCGTCATGATCGTGCCGTCGTATTCCACCACACCGGCTTCAATCGCCGTCAGGTTAGTCCCTGAAGTAAACTTCAACGGCGCAGTGCTAGCCGTGGCGCTGCCGGCGGCAACATGAATTTTGGCAGTGGGGGTTACCCCCGTGTTGCCGTGGTAGGTGTTGCCCCTAAATAAATTATTGGCAGTGCCATCGGCATAAAAACCCCAAGTCGTACCGCCAGCAGTAGGGGTGTTGACTGAGGAAAAGAATCCATATGCGATATTGGTGGTGGCGGCAGTATTTGCGGCCAAAAAACCGTAGTTAGCGGCGGAACCAATGAGGGTAGAATCAGAAGAAAATCCAATTTGACCAGATGCCGCACCAGTAAAAGTCCCTTGCGTGGCTTGAAAATGATGCAAAGTGTTCAATGTAACTGACGCGGCTAGCCCTATAGAAGTTCTGTATCCCGCAGCACCAAACCCCACATCTGATTGAATATTTGCGACGGTATTGTTGGCGTATGCCGATGAAGCGCCCGTAATATTTTTGGAATTATAAAAGCCATTGCCTGCGGGAACCGTCGTCCCTCCCATACCAACCGCGCCACCTGCGTCGATCACAAACGGGGTGCTATCCGGGTTAGCAGAATCTTCCACCAGCAGAGCATTGCCTGCGCCGATTTGCGTGATGCGAAGGGCAGCCGTTGACGAATTGACACTGATGATAGTCGTGCCATCGTCGGCAATTGTTACTGAGGAATTTTGAATCAGTTTCCCGGTCGTTCCGTCAAATCGGACAATTGCATTGTCAGTTGCAGATGCCGGCCCGACTACATCGCCAGACGCCCCCGCCTTCGATGCAATGGTCTGAACTACGCCCGCGCTATCCTTGTAGTAAAGTTTGCCGTCATTAGTGTTTATCGCTAGCTCACCAGCAGCCAGATTGCCGGCAATTGGAGCAGTTGAGGCAGTGGCCGAGCGATAAAGCTGAATCGGGGTGTAGCCAGTCTGCGACATTTTATTACCTCAAATTTTCCAATTTAT